GGGTATCGGTGATGAAATCGCTTCCTGGACGAACAGCGCGTTCGCGGCCGTGGGCGGCATCAATCCGAACGGCAAAGCCTGGATTGGCAAAGACACGAACGCCATCGCCGCGATGCAGCTTGATATTGCGAAGACGGCCCAGCCGCTGACTCTGTGGGGCATGGAATTGTCCTACAGCATCCCCGAACTGGAATCGTCCATCCTGCTCAACAAGCCTGTCGATCAGGAAAAATTGCAGGGCATTCAGGAGAAGTGGCAGATGGACACCGATGAACAGGTGTACATCGGTGACTCGCTCCTGGGCTATTATGGCCTGTTCAATAATACCGCCGTCACGGCCGGCAACGTGGCGCCGGGCGCTGGCGGATCGACACAGTGGGTTACGAAAACCCCGCTGGAAATTCTGGCCGATGTGAATGTGATCGTCCAGGCGGCCTATGCCGCATCGGGTTACAAGGTTGTTTCCGATACGTGGCGCCTGCCTCCCGCCCAGCTTGCCTATCTGAACAGCCAGCTTATCAGCGCGGCCGGTAATCGTACCGTGCTGGACTTCATCCTTGACAACAATCTGGCCCGCGCGAAGGGCGGCCGGCTGGAAGTCCAGGATGTGAAGTGGCTGATCGGTGAAGGCGCGGGCGGCACGCCGGGCGTGCTGGGCACCGTGGATCGGATGGTGGTTTATTCCAAAAACCCCAAGTATGTCCGTTTCCCCATGGTCCCCTTGCAGCGGACGCCGCTGGAATATCGTTCGCTGTTCCAGCTTACGACTTACTTCGGGCGCCTGGGCGTGGTGGAATGGCGCTATCCTGAAACCGGGCAATACGCGGACGGCATCTAAGCCGCCCGCGTACCGGGCCGCCACGGCGTCCCATGCTCCAATTTTTCGAGGGAAGACAAAACATGAAGACGATTTATCTGGCCGGCCCCATCATCCTTCGCACGCGCGAAGACGATCCCCAGGGCCAGCCGCCCATCGATCAGTTCGGCCAGCCCGCGAAAAACCGGGATGGATCGCCGGCCAAGGCGTTCAAGATCGTAGAAACGCATCTGAAAGCCGGCGTGAATGTTGTCGAAGATGCCGTGGCCGATCATCCCTACACCAAGGCGCACACCAAGTCCGCGCCGCGTGGCACGCATGACGATTTTACCGTGGAACAACTGGAAGCCATGCTGGCCGCCAAGCGCGCGAAGCTGTTGGCCGGCGCCAAGCCGGAAGACGCCAAGCCCGCGCCCCAGGCCGGCGCCAGGGGCAATGCCCAGGACGATTTGAAAGCCTTGCCCATGCCTTCGGACGATGTGATCAAGGCGATGCAGCCGGCCGAACTGCGCGGCTTCCTGAACGCCAATGGTGGCAGCGATCGCGGCGTGGCGAACGCCGATCTTGTGGCCGCTGCGCTGAATCTCAAGGCCAAGGCGCCGAAGTAAGCGCCCAAACACAAGGCGGGCGCCCGTGACTGTCAATGTGGCGCAGTTTAGAGCGGACTTCACAGAATTCACGAACGCAACCACGTTCCCGGATTCTGGAATTCAATTCTGGCTGACAACGGCTTATCTGATGCTTCCGGCGTGCAGATGGTCAACCCTTCTTGACCTGGGCGCCGAACTGTTCGCGGCCCACAATGTCGTGCTGGAAGCCCTTGCGACCCGCAGCGTGGCCACAGGCGCCCTTCCGGGCCTACAGCTTGGCGTCGTGTCGGGGAAGTCCGTCGATCGCGTGTCCCTCAGTTATGACGCCCAGGCCGGGCTAGAAATCGATGCTGGGCACTGGAACCTGACAACCTACGGGACTCGATTCATCCGCTTCGCCCGCATGGCCGGCATGGGCGCGATCCAGGTGAACGATGATGCGGGCCTTGGCGGCGGCTATGGTCAATATGGATGGTGAAAACCGGAACAACTGTCGATGTGAACAAAGTCCCGGAATTTTTGGCCGGGATTAAATTCCTTGCGGAAAACCGGGTTCTTGTCGGCATCCCATCTTCCAAAAACGAACGCGAAGATGAAGAAGGAAACCCGTCCCCGATCGGGAACGCGGCGATCGGCTTCATCCAGGAAAAGGGCGATCCGGCAATGAACTTGCCGGCGCGGCCGTGGCTTAAGCCCGGCGTCGCCAGCGATCAGCCTGGAACGAACGATCTGTTCAAGAAGGCCGGAAAAGCCGCGCTGGAAGGAAATTCCAAAAAAGCACAGGACATTTACACCGCGATCGGGCTTCGCAATCAGCGCGCGGTTCAGCGGTACATAAAGAACAGCGGCAATTTCGCGCCACTTTCCGACCGGACTTTGTGGGCGCGTAAGAACAGAAAGATCGCGCCGCGCACAGGTGAAAAGCCGCTGATCGACAGCGCCCAGCTTTTGCAGCATGTTAGTTTTGTGATCGCAAAAATTAAGTCCTGGTATTTTAATGCTTGACGTTTCGGACGCCATTCTTGATCAGGATTTAGGGTGCGAATTCATCACCGTTACGCGCCGGCCCGTGGTGATGGTGAAGGGCCGCGCAACCGTGCCGGCGCCCGTGGTGACTGAGAATGTCCCGGCTGTGGTGAATACCGGCGTCACCGAACTTATGCGCGCGGCCGATCTGTCTGTCGTGCCGAAGCGGATCAGCATTCACACGCCTTTCCGCCTATTCCCCCAGGTGCAAAGCCCGGATGGAACGGTTCAATATCTGCCCGATATCGTCACCTGGAATAATAACAAATTCATTCCCCTGGGCGTGGACGATTACAGCCGATATGGCGCGGGCTTTGTCCATGCCGATTGCGCCAGCATGGACAAGGTGGACGATCCGCCTGGGACGGCCAATGGGTAATAACACAAGCGATCAAGCCGGCTATCTGACGCCGACAGATGGCACGCCACCGCTGTATGGCGACGCGCTGATCGATCTGTTCGGGGACTTCCTTTCGGGCCTGACGGCTATCCCAAGGGACACAAACATTATTCCGGCATGGTCAGAGGAACCGCCGTCGATCCCGGCCGGCGATTGGGCGGCGATCGCGGTGACGGTTGCCGATGGAAATCCCTACGCGCAGAACGTCCACAATCCAGGGGACGGCACGATCGCCGGCTTTCAAGGAAGCGATACCGTCACGCGGCAAGAGGAATTGGCGCTGGAATGCAGTTTTTACGGGCCGAACGCTTATGCGAATATGGCGCTGTTCCGGGATGGAATGGGCGTGATGCAAAACCTGGACACGCTCCGGGCGGCCGGGATCGTGCTGATATCCTGTGGAAGCGCCCAGGCTGTTCCCAGCTTGGTCAAAGAGAAATGGTTGAATCGGATCGTTATAACGGCTAGGTTCCGGCGCGGGGTTAGCCGTACATATTCGATTCTGGATATTCTTTCGGCGGGCGGGACTGTCACGCTGGATAAAACCGGAACCGATGATATCGAAGTGATTTTTGATGCGGACAAACCGCAAACTTAAAGGGGCGATGCAATGAGTTCACAGGGTCTTTCACTTGGCCGGCTGATCAAAACATCACTGAGCCTTTCGCCCACCGCCGCGCAATCCGCGAATATCGATTCGCTTGTCGTGGCCGGCGACTCCAATGTGATCGACACTTTTGAACGTCTGCGGGAATATAGCGGCATCGATGCCGTTGCCGCGGACTTTGGCACCACGGCGCCGGAATATCTGGCGATGGTCCCTTACTTCAGACAGAACCCCCAGCCGACAAGCGGCTTCATCGCCCGCTGGGCCAAGGAAGCCACACAGGGCATCTTGCGCTGTGGCATCCTGACGCCCACCGAACAGCTTATCGCCACCTGGAATGCCATCACGGACGGCGAACTGCATATTTCCGTGGATGGAAGCGCACTGACGAACATCACCTGTGGCAGCTTTGCCGGCGCTGCGAATCTGAACGCGGTTGCTGCGATCATCCAGACGGCCATCCGCGCGGATTCCGGCGCTGTCGCCGCCTTTGCCGACGTCACTGTGGTTTGGACTGGATCGCAGTTCATTTTTGGTTCTGGCACCACGGGCGCAATGTCCGAAGTGGGCTATCTGACGGCCGGCACGGCCGCCGATATCAGTGTCATGCTACAGGGCACCGCAGCCACCGCACAGCGCATCGTGAATGGCATCGCGGCGGAAACCGCGCTGGCGTGCGCCGCCATTCTGGCGAACCTCAAGACGCCCTGGTATGGCCTGACATACGCCGCCGCAGCCTTCGACGGCCCGAACGGAACGTCTGTTCTGTCGGATGCCGATAATATCGCTGTCGCGGACTTCATCGAAGAATCCAGCACCACGAACCGGCCGCATTACTATTGCCTGACGCACAGCGATCCGGCCGCGCTTGTCGAACCGGACACGACTTCGATCGCCTATCTGTTGAACGAATTGGGCTTGCAGCGCACGCTCTATCAGTACAGCAGCCAGAATCCCTATGCTGCGAATAGCCTTGTCGGCCGCTTCATGGTTGTCGATTACACGGGGAATAACACCGTGATCAATGGCATGTATCAGCAGGAACCGACTGTGGCGCCGGAATTCCTGACGGACGCCCAGGCGAACGCGCTGGATGCCACGAACAACAATTATTTCGCCGCGTTCGACAATAACACGAACATCATCGTCAATGGCACGATGGCCGGCGACTTCTTTATCGATGAAGTGTTCGGCGGCGATGAGTTCGCAAGCCTCTTGCAGACGGCGGCTTACAATCGCCTGTATGGGGCCGGAACCAAAATCCCGCAGACGGATTCGGGCGATCATCAGATCGCAACCGCCCTTGAAGGCGGATGCGTGCAGATGGTCAACAATGGCTTTCTGGCGGCCGGCACATGGAATAGCCAGGGCTTCGGCCAGCTTGCCCAGGGTGATTTTCTGCCCAAAGGCTTCTACATTTACACGCCGCCGATCAGTTCGCAGAATGAAAGCGATCGCGCGGCGCGGAAGTCCGTTCCGTTCCAGGTTGCCGGCAAGCTGGCGGGCGCCATCAATACGGCCGATATCGGAATCACCGTCAATCGTTAAGGGGGCCTGCAATGCCGACATATAGCTTTCTGGATGTGAATGCATCCATCGACGGGCCGGGCGGTAATTTCCCGCTTGGCCAGGGCGCGGGCGTCGATAAGGAAGGCATCAAAATTGTCTTCGCAGACGACAATAACAAACAGGATGTGGGCGCCGA